GATCTTTTTCTTACTGATGACGTTGAAGTGGAGGTGGCGTAGTATGTCACACATTGAAAGACCCCGACGGGCAGGTTACGCAGCCATCACTGATGATACAAGCGTGACTGTGTATAAGTTTGTCAGCAGGAAGGAGAGAAACATCTGGGTGGCTGACAACGGTGAGGCTATTAGGGTGGCTGGGCATGAGGCCACCCGACTACTGGCTGTTAATGATGGAAGAAAGAAACGGTACGTGGAAGGATACGTAGACTAATGCGATACGGACACATTGTGAGACGTGAAAATCTTCAGGATGTCTTCATAAGACCTAAACTTAAATCTGTTAAGATTAGGTACAAGTACTCTAAGTGGTCTGCGTACACGGGGTACTGGCTTGAACCTGTAGACAAACCTCTAAGTGTAATTGGAGAGGAGTTAAAGCTCACCAATGAGAAAGGGGGTAGGGACTTCACATATAAGATTATAAAGGGTACTCTACATTTCACGTTGTCCTACAGAAATGTGAAACGTGTACTAAAAGGTGTAATCACACGTGGCGATAGAAAGTTATCAAACACATGACAATAGAACTACCTAAGTACGTGTCGAAGGTTACGTATCGTAATCGGAGGATCGGCTACCGTTTCTACCCGCCTAAAAAGTACATTGATGCTGGCATAGCGGAGAGAAAGACGTTTGGTGCCAATGTTCATATGGTTAAACGAATAGTCGAACCCATCCTTAAATCTATGGAGGATTGGGATGAGACCAACAGAATTAAAAAGCTTAGTAGTTCTAACAAAGTGTCTGCACTTGTGGAACACTACAAAGTGTATAGCAATTTCAGTGATTTGGCTGATACGACAACCAAAGATTATGAGTATATGTTTGGTGTACTCACGAAGCATAGTGGTGACTGTAAAATAAGTACAGTGAACGTGCAGAAGGCTAAAGGCATATACGATGGGATAAGGAATGCTCATGGGTTGCATGTTAGCTCAAAGGCTATTCGTGTTGCAAGAGTATTGTTCAATCATGCGCTAGATAATTTACTCATAGAGAGTAATCCATTCTCTCGTGTGAAGGTTAAAACCCCACAACCTCGACGTGTAATGTGGAAGGAGGATCAGGTCAAACAATTTCTATTCACAGCCTATGATAATTGGGAGTGGCGCAACATTGGACTTATATGTCATATGGGGTATGCGTGGGTACAGAGGATGAATGACCTTCGACTACTTACGTGGGACTGCGTTGATCTTAAAGCACGTCAGGTTACTATTTTACAAACTAAGAGGGGCGCAACTGTATACCTTCCAATAGAGGATAAGCTACATGAAATGTTGAGTGAGCAGTATGAGGACTTTGGCTTCCAACCTTACGTGGCACCACGTGTACACCCTGCTAATGGTGAGTTCTACCCTTATTCACGTGCAGATGTATCACGTGTAGCTAAGAAAATACTTGAGGCTGCTGACTTGCCTACAAATATGTGGTTAAGTGACCTAAGACGCACGGGTACTACTGAAATGGTGGAGAATGGTGTACCTGTTACATCAATAATGCAGGTTACGGGTCACACAACACCATCCTCACTCAGCCCATACCTAAAAAATACGTTGAAGGGTGCAACGGAGGCATTAAAAAGTAGGGGGTAATAAAAAAAAAGGGTTGCACCCCAATAAAATACGTGCTAAAAGATTGGTACAAGCCGGAGAGTAGAGATATATAATATATATATAAACCTTATATATTGTAACTCTACTAGTCTTAGGAGGAGAGATACTATGAACATATTAGATTACATAAAAGATTTAGAATTAGCTGTGGGTAGGTCTGTAAGACTAGATTGTCCTGTATGTAAGGGGTCTAAGACATTCACAGCCAGCAATGTAGGTGGTGAGTTACTGTGGAATTGTTACAAAGCAGGCTGCAATGTTAAGGGTAGGTCTAAACTCCGTATGACCGCTGACGATATTGTAATGAGATTAAATAAGCTAAACAAGTCTGCTCCTATCACACGTGCAACGGTAACGGAATTTATTCGTCCTAACTTTATTACGTATGACAAGCCTATTGAATTAGTTCAGTGGTGCGATCAATGGGGTATTGACACGAAGCATGTGATGTATGACATTAAAGATCATCGCGTTGTATTTCAGGTGTTTTCAGATGGTATGCTGGTGGATGCAGCAGGGCGCGCGATTAGCCACCGCTTACCTAAATGGAAACGATACAACGATTCGGGGTTGCCATACCACAAAGGTCGTGGTAAGGTGGCTGTGCTGGTGGAGGACTGCATCAGCGCGTATGTGGTCGGGGGTGACGACAGAGTGGGAGTAGCCCTACTCGGAACATCTTTATCGGAGTTACACACCGTGTTTCTCTCCCGCTTCGATAAAGTAATCGTCGCTCTCGACCCCGACGCTCTACCTAAGACACTTCAGATAGCGGGGAAGTTAAGATCGTGCATACCAGAGGTGCGGGTTTTGCGCTTGTTGGATGATCTTAAATATGGTAAAACTGACGATCTAAACGAGTTGGAGAGACTCATATGGAATTAGCAATACTACGCTCTTTGATGGACAAAGAGTTCTACGATGACCATCGTGGAGCCAAATGTCCTGACCGCATCTTCTCATCTGATGGTAAGAAGATAAAGAAATCTATCGACGAAGCTATGGAGAATTACGGCAGGGCTGTGCAGCCGGATGAGATTGAGGCCATATTTATGGCTGACAATCCTTCGATGACTACAGCACAGAAGGCCGCGTACTCATCCCTCTTTGATAAGATCAGGCGTCAAGACCCTATGGGTTCAGACGTAGCACAAGACGTATTCATAAAAATGTTTCAGCAGGTAGTTGGTGAGGACATTGCCAACTTAGGCTTTGACTATGTGAATGGTACGGAGACTAGCCTCGAACCACTGCGTGAATTGTTAGAGAACCATCAAGACAATTTCCTACCTCAGTTACGTGTGGAGTGGGAAGACATATCTCTTGAGTCATTACTAGCTAAGAATGCTTTGGAGACTAGATGGTCATTCAACATTCCTACGCTTGCACGTAAGGTTCCGGGCATCAACGGTGGTCATCTTGTGGAAATTGGGGCAAGACCCAACACCGGCAAGACATCCTTTCACGCAAGTCTTGTGTGTGGTCCGGGTGGCTTCGCGGATCAGGGTGCAAAGTGTGTTGTACTTTGTAATGAGGAAGGCGCACACCGTGTTGGCGCTAGATACCTCACCGCTGCGTTGGGTAAGGACGTACACAACATCAGCCAGAATAAAGAGACTGCACTACAGAAGTGGCAGATGATGAAGGATCGTGTCTACATTAAGGACTCAACAGGCAAAGATATGGCGTGGGTTGAGACACTATGTAAGACATTCAAGCCGGACGTACTCATACTGGATATGGGTGACAAGTTCGCTAAGACGGGTGGCTTCGCTCGTATGGATGAAGCACTGAAGGCTAACGCAATCTATGCCCGACAGATAGCTAAGATGTATGACTGTGCAGTCCTCTACATGTCTCAGCTATCAGCAGACGCAGAGAATAAAGTCGTACTCAATCAGAGTATGATGGAAGGCAGTAGGACGGGTAAGGCAGCGGAAGCTGACCTCATGTTACTTATTGCTAAGAACCCTCCCGTTGAGGGGCAGGACGAAGAAGACACACAGCGTCATCTTAACGTAGTTAAAAACAAGTTGACGGGGTGGCACGGCATAGTGCATTGTGACCTCGACTACAAAGTTGGTCGCTACACAGCATAACGGAGAACACTAATGGCTGAACGAACTACCGCAACTAAGATACCCCGCCTACGTCAACTGTATGACCCACCAACGAGAGTTCGTGTGATAACGACGGGAGTAAATCCAAAGAGTGACCAACCCGAAAGTCTCACTATAGATAATGTATCTTCTATGGTTTATGCTGATAAGGGCATTCAACTATCTATTCCAAACGATAATGTAGTGTTCATTAGGTGGGACACAGTTAAGTTCTTTTCTACGGAGAATATGGATGGCTGATTTCTCACTGAGTTCACGATCAAAAAAGAATCTTGAGGGCGTCAATCCTGATCTAGTTGCTGTAGTAAAGGGTGCAATCCTTCTTACGAAGGTAGACTTCGGAGTCATTGAGGGTGTACGCACACTGGCTAGACAGAAGGAGCTTGTTCAATCTGGTGCATCACAGACAATGAAGTCTCGCCATCTTACGGGAGACGCAGTGGACCTAATGTGTTATGTAGGTTCACGGGGATCGTGGGAACTTAACCTGTATGATGACATTGCTGACGCAATGAAGGAAGCAGCAATCGAACAGGGCGTAGGTATCTGTTGGGGTGCAGCGTGGACTGTGCCTGACATTCGTGTGTGGGAAGGAAGTATGGAGGACGCTATGAACTCCTACGTAGATAAGCGTAGATCAGAAGGCAGAAGACCCTTCATTGATGCGCCCCACTTCCAACTGGCGTAGCCACATGACTAACCCTTTCTGGAAAGAGTCAGACAGTGCTGCGTGGATTAAGGAAGGCAGGCAGAAGCTGTACTACGTAGACGTTCCCGTAGGTTGGAAGTATGGTTTTCCTAAAGCTATACCAAACAACGGCGTTGACTCTGTGTCAGACATATACGAATGGGTGGTAGCCAACGGCTATCCCAAAGAAGAGATGG